AGTTGGAAATATAACTGTAAATCCACCTAATGTAACACCAGTAGACTTCGCATTGACTGCTGGTGGAATGCCGGGAGCAACAACAACATTTGGAACTTATAGTCTAGGACACGCAGCAACAGCATATGATGGTAGATTTGATGGAAAATCAGAAACAAATCATAACACTCATAATGTAACTACTAATAATTATATAGCAACTTGGCATGCTCAATCTGGGGAAACACTTTTTAAATATCTAGATGTGAATGTGCAAAAACAAAATACAAGAGCATTTATGGTAGATGAAGGTTCTTTTGCTGGAGGAGATAATTTTATTTATAAGGGTGGAATTATAAGATTACAAAACTCTGAAAATGTTGGTATAGACGTTCAAGGTACGCATCAAGGAAGTCTAGGAAATATTTATCAGATGTCTGTATATAATAGAGGAACTATTATAGGAGAAGGTAATAATAATACAAAGCAGGCTGGAATTTCATTTAATAACTTTGATGCTTCAAATGACACCACTAGAGTATTTTTATCAAATGAAGGACCTATAAAAATGAATGCTCCTATAAGTGCTGGTATGATGCTTCGTCCAGAAATTAATAGTACTAGTGGTGGATTGAATATGCAATTTGCTCAAAATACAAGTGCTATTACTTTGAATGGAAGAAACAATGTTGGAGTTACAGTAGTAAAAAATCCAAATAATACAGGTTTTGATAAAACAGCTTATAAAGTTAAGGTTCCTGTAGGAGGGTTACTAGCTAGTAGATCTGACGAGGCAAATAGAAGTGGTATTTTAAATACAGGAACGATTGATATTTTAGGAGATGATTCAGCAGGAGTTAGTATCTTAAATACTATTCAAGAAGTTAAAGTAGATGGAAATATAAATATAGGAGTTGGAGATCCAACAACTTTAACAGGAGATGGAGCAAGTTCAACACTTGCAAATAGAACATCAGGAGGGATAGCAGGTAAAGTTGAAGGTTCTGTTGGAGTATATACAGAAGAAATGACTAGACCTGTAAGAGCTAAAGTTTATAAATACACAGCTGATGGTAAACAAGAATTTGAAGCTGATGGAGTGACACCAAAAGTAGTAGAAGCTTATTATGATGATCATGGTAGAGTTAATGATACACATACAACTACTACTTACACAGAAACAGATGCTCATGGAAATATAGTAAATAAATTAAAATATACAGGAGTAACAATAGGTACTGAAACAGTTGAAGTTAGTTGTAAGGGGGAATATGAAATGATAAATAGAATTTTATAAAGAAAAAATTAATTAATAATAGATTTATAGGCATATTGATAGAAATAAAATGGTGTGTAAGTGTGTGAGAAAAAATGATAATTTCTGAGAAAAAATAAGAAAATATTTTACTCCTGCACAGCATAAATGAGAAAAAATAAAAATATTCAAGAAAATTCAATAATCGTTCAATAGGGGTTTAAGATCCCTTTTTTTAATGATCAAATGAATTTCAAACGATGTGCAAGAAGAAATTAATAACACTTTTAAAGAAATTGATGCACAGCATAAAATTGATTGAAGAAATAAGAAGTTAAAAAAATAGATTAAGAAAATAATGATGTGCAAAGAGGAAAATAAAAGAAATAAGTAGAAAAAAATAAAAAATACTGAAATTAAACACTATAAAATTAAGTGATAAATAAAGATAAATTAATAAAATCAATATAAAACAACTAGGTAGCATACTGCTACCTAGTTAAAATTAAACATGCTAAACTGTATAATCATAAATTCCAACAACTTTTCCAATAATTCTAAAATCATCATCTCTATCAATATGCATAGGTTTATAAATAGTATTTAATGACTTCAACACAAGCTCTTTTGTAATTGGATTGTAGTGGAATCTTTTACAATAAACTTTTTCATTTAAAAGGAAAACACCAATTTCACCACTATCAAGTTGTGGAGTATCTTGAACAAGTAAAAGATCTCCATCATTTATCTTTGGTTCCATTGAATCACCAGCAACAAAAGTTCCAAAAGTTGCATTTCTAGCAATACTAGTAGGAAGTTTTATCCAATGTGTTGCTTCTTCTAAGGCTTCTTTTCCATATCCTGCACTCACATCAGAAAGAATTGGAATTTTTCTCAGTTCTTGGGGTTTTACTTCAGTTTTTTCTAAATTATTTGAATTAAAAAAATCAGCTAAACTTGTATCAAGTGCATTTAAAAGTTCTTCTAATTTATCAATAGTTAATGCTCTTCGCCCACTCTCATAATTTGCAATAGTAGCTCTATTGACTGATAAAATATTGGCTAAGTCTTCTTGAGATATATTTTTCTTAACTCTTAATTCTTTTATCATTTTTCCGATATCTAACATTAAGAAACACCTCCTTTTAACAATATGAAAAAAAACTCTTGACAAAAACAAATTGTTACTGTAATATATAAAATATAGAAACAAAAAGAAACATAAAACAATTTGTAATCATAAATTAAAGAATTTTATAAAAAATTATAACATTTTTTTACATTAGTTACAAATTAAATCTGTATCTAAGATTTATAAAAAAATTTAAAAAAATCTGTAAAATAGATTTTATTTTTTAAAGATATTTTTCTAAAAAATATAAAAATTAAAAATATAAAAAATAGAAAGGGGGATAGAAGCACCATACAAAGAAGAAAAGGAGATGATGAGTATAGAAAATAAAATGAAATAGGAGGAGAAAATAATGACACTTGAAAAAAAGATAAAAGCAAAAATTAAGGAATTGGAGGAGATAAGAGAGGGATTTTTAAAAGAATATCAAGAAAAACTACAGAATGGTGAAGATGATGAGGCACTTTGGAGATACATTGGAAATAAAAATATTGAAATATATACATTAAAAAACATATTGAAATAAGAGGTGATTAAGATAAAAGTATCAAAAACACTAATAGATGAAATTTTAAAACTAAGTAAGGCAGATTGGGAAAAAGTAAAAACAAATATAGATTATTTATTTTTAAAAGAAGAAAAAAACAGGAATAAAACTCTATATATTCCTGAAAGCAGTTTAAAAATAAAGGCAGATTATTATCCTTGTTATATGGAGATTCAAAATATTAAAGATGAAAATGCTCCTGGTTTATTAAGAAAACATGAGTTAAAAGTTGGTGGAGGAGATGAACAATAAAAGTAATTTAGTAGTATTTGAGAATACAGAACTTCAAGTAATGGTAAATAATAACAATGAAATTGAAATGGATATGGATGAATTAGCAAAAGCATTAGGATTTAAAGATAAGGAAAGTTTTAAAAGTATTATTTTAAGAAATCCAGAGTTACAAAGTCCAGAATATTCATGTTTAAAAAAAGTTTTAAGTAATGAAGGAGGAATATCAAAGAAAAGAGAGAAAAGAATATTTAATCAAGATGGTATTTTTGAGGTTGCTTATCTAGCAAATACAGAAAGAGCAAAGCAATTTAGAAGATTTATAAAAAACTTTTCAAAGGAGATGATAACAAAATTCAAAAATAATCAAATAGCTTTAAATTCAGGAGTCCCAGCATTGCCAATGAGAATAGAACCAAAGATAGATAAAATGTTGGAATTAGTAACTCAAAGAGATGATGAAATAGAAAACATATTTGAATTTTTTGAAAAAGCAAAAGCATATTTTGAAATGATTGCACCAATGCAAGAAGATATAAAACTAATAAAAAGTAAGGTAGATGAAATTGTTGGTGCTGTGAATGAACTAAGTGATGCAGTGTATGGAGATGAAGATGGAGGAGAACAATAAATTTTATTTGGATTTATTAAGTTTACAGTCAGAAATGAGCTACAGAGAGTATTCATTCTCAACACAAGGAACATACAAGAGAATAGTAAAAGAATTTTTAGAATCAATGAATAAGGAAGTGATAGATGTAAAAAAAGAAGATGTAATCAGATATTTAGATAACAAGTTAATGACATTATCTGTTAATACAGTGCTTGTAGAACTTAATGCTTTGGAGTTTTTCTTTGAAGAAATACTAGGCTTAAATATAACTGAAAATATTAGGAAGTATAAAAGAGTTTTTAAAACTAAGGACTTTATAACAATAGAGCAGTTTAATATATTAACAGCTTCAGTGCCTGAAAGAGAAAGACTTATGTATATGGTTCTTAAAGAGTTAGGGTTATTTTTCAAAGAGATTGTAAAAGTAAAGGTTGAAGATATTGATTATCCAAATGGAACAATATCAGGAAGGAGAGTAAGTAAGGATTTAATAAAGGATTTATTGCAATATGCTGAAAAGCATGAGTTAGAAAATGAAATTTTTCCACTTGATTTGAGTACATTATGGTACTGGAATAAAGTGAATACTAAAAAATATTTAGGAAGAGTTTGTAATCTTGATGATATGAAACATTCATTAGCATTAGAGTTATATATAAAACAAGGTAAAGAAGAGGAGGCAGTGGAGTATTTAAGATTAAAAAGTGTGTATAGTTTAAGACAATATTATAAGAGAGCAGGTTATCAATATTTTAATTATTAGAAAAAAAGGACATCATGCTCGGCAAAGCTATGGTGTCCCCAGTAAAAATTAGATACTTTGATTATATCAAAAAGGAGAGTAAATGGAAAGAAAAATTTATATAGAAGGAATGCTTGAACATTTAAAGAAGCATCCAGATACATATAAAAAGATGATTTTAAAGTTAGAAAAGGAGCTTGAAAATGTGTATAGAACAGAAGGTAGAGCAATATAGAGAAAAGTTAATCAGAATAACAGAAATAAAAAAGAATTTAATTGATGCAGAAATAAGTCTACAAAAGGTAATGCAGGAGCTTAATCTAAGTCAATATGAATTTAAAAAACTTTTAAATGGAGAATTAGAAGAAAGAGAAGCTGAGGTACTAGCATTATGTGATAAAGTCCCAGCTTATGTAAAAAATAGAGATAAGAGAGTAAAAACATTTCAAAAATCGTTATTACTAAGAGATTTAACATTGAAAGATTTTTGTAAAAAAGAAGATTTAGATGAAAAGAAGGTATACAGAGCATTAAGAGGACTTAATGCAGAAAAAGATCTAGAAACTGAAAAGGGAATTGAAAGGGCTTTGAATGTAAGGATCTTTTAGAAAGGAGCTTTTATGACAAAAGAATACTTATTAGAAGATTTACAAAGACTCTTTGAAAAAACTAGAACTCAGGCTTTAAGATTTGCACAGTTACAAGGCTGGAATGTTGAAAAGAAAAAAATAGGGAAAGTTTATAAAAATGTATATAAGGCTTCTGAGGTGGATGCTTATAGAGCTTCACTGGTAGAAGTTAAGGAAGAAAAAGAAAAAAAGGTAGCAACTAGGACAGTAGCAAAGAGAGAAGCAACAGCAATTGATGAGCTACCAGGTTGGAATCAACGGGTTGCTAATGCTAGGTTTATTATTTGTATGAAATTGGAAGAAAAGTATGAGGAAGGAGGAGATAGTAAGGAAGAAATAATAAAAAAGTTTGTAAAAGAGGTAAGTAAGAATTATCCTCAACAGTTAGAAATCTTGAAAAAATTAACAGTACCGACTCTTAGAAGATGGTGGGGAATATATATAAAAAATAAACATAATCCACTGGCTTTGGCTTCTGGACATGGAACAACTAAGGGAATAAGAAGAGTAAAAGAAGAGGTTTTAGAAACTGCTAAAATGCTTTATTTTAGTAAAAACAAGCCAAAAATTACATTTGTATTTGAGAGAATAGTTGCAATGTTTGGAGTTGAGGCAATCAGCTATGGTACTTTAAGAAATTATCTTAATAAAGATATAAACATTATTGAAAAGAATAAAGCAAGAATGGGAAGCAAAGAGTTTAAAGACACTCATACACCATATATTGAAAGAAGTTACGAAGATATAAAAGCTGGGGAAGTTTGGATGTCAGACGGACATGACTTGGAAATGATGTGCTATCAAGGAAATAGAAAAAAAGCAAATGGAGAAAGATACTTCGGATCTCCAAAGCTAATAGTCTGGATTGATGTAAAAAGTAGATTTATAGTGGGTTGGAGCTTAGCTTGGAGTGAAACAACAGAAGCAATTGCAATAGCTCTAAAAAGAGGAATTGAAAAGTATGGAGTTCCTCAACATATTTACACAGATAATGGTAAAGCATATAAATCTAGGGTCTTAAAGGGGACTGATGAGCTTAATGGGATATATGCAAGTTTAGGAATAGATGTAGACCATGCAAAAGCATACAATGCACAAGCCAAGCACATAGAAAGGTGGTTTGTAGATTTTAAAGAAAGTTTTACAAAAGAATTTGCTACTTATAAGGGTGGAAACATTATAGAAAGACCTGAGCATCTTAGAAGTTTTGCAATGCAAAAACTAGATAAGGGAGAAATATTAGAACAGTGGGAACTTGAAGAGCTAATAGAAAAGTTTATAGAAACTAAAAACCATAATTATTATGCTTTAAGAAGGGCTGCTGGGCTAAAAGCACACAGAGGTAGAGGAATGAATAATAGAACTCCACTTGAAGTATTCCAGGAAGAGAATCCAGTTGAAAATAGAAGAATGTTATCAGACCAGGAGCTTAGATTATTATTCTTGTATGAAGAAATAAGAACTATAAAACAAAATGGTATTGAATTTATGGGAAATACTTATGTTAATGAATACTTATATTATCATCAGACAGAAAAAGCCAAAATTAAGTATGATCCACACGATTTAAGTTACATCTATGTGTATCAAGAAACTGGTGAATTTTTATGTAAGGCTGAACAATTAGGACTTGCTGGTTGGAAAGATGTTACAGCAATTAAAACACATAAAAAGAGATTACAAAAGATTAGCAAGTTAAGTAAGGAGATTATGGGAATAAGAGAAGATATAAGAGATGACTTAGGTTTAATAGATGCCACAATAATTGATGATACTAAGGTTATAGAAAATAAAAGTAAAAAAGAAAGAATATTAATAGGTGAAGGAATATATTTAGAAGATTAGGAGGAAGAATGGAAGAGTTAAGAACAAAATTAGAAATATTTTCTGAGGAAAATAATATGAGTTATACAAAAATAGCAAAGGCTATGGGAGTGGGATCAAGTACACTAAGTGAATGGAGAAAAGGAACTTATACAGGAGATAATGAAGCATTTTCAAAAAAGGTGGAAGACTTTTTAAATAGGCATAAAAGAAAAATAAAAAGAATAAATTTTTCTGTAAATACAGAAGTAAAAAAAAGAGTATTTCATGTGTTGAACACTATAAAAAAATATGTGAGTTCTAATATAACAGAAGGAATTATAGAAAGTGCAAAGATTGGCTATATTTATGGAAGAGCAGGGCTTGGAAAAACTCATGCTCTACAAGAATGGTTAAAAACTTATGGAGGTAGAGGAGTTTTAATAACAGCAGAAAATGGAATATCTAGTGTAGGACTTATTAAAAAGTTAGCAAGAGAATTAAAACTTGATACAAGTGGAAGTTCTGAAACTCTAAAAGACAGAATAAAAGATGCTGTAAAACTAACAGAAACTATCATAATTATAGATGAAGGAGAACATTTAAAAGCAAATGTAATTGATATTATAAGAAGCATTGCAGACCAAACTGGTGTGGGTGTAGTTATAGCTGGGACTGAGGTATTGAAAAGTAAAATTTTATCAAGAAAAAAAGAATATGAATACTTATCAAGCCGTGCTGTTGTAAATATAACACTTAAAGATTTAGCAATAAATGATGTTTCAAATATTGTGAAAGAATTTCTAAAAAGTGAAATAGAACTATATAAAGAAAGTGAATTGCAGACGTTAATAAGTTATATAAATATACAAACAAGAGGTTCAGCAAGAAACTTAGCAAATATTTTAACATCAAGCTATGAAATTGCTTTACAAAATAATTCATTGAAGATTGAAAAAAAATATATAGACGCAGCATTATCAACATTAGCACTTTAAGGAGGAGTATATGAAAGATAAAATATTAACTGAAGAAGCAAAGAAAATTTTAACAAAAGAATATGGAAAGGATGCACTAAAAATTGATAAGGAGTTAAATGAATTAGCAGCTCTTTCAGTGAAAAGAAAGAATTACATTCAAGCAGCCAACAAAGGTAATTCAAAAGCTAGGGAAAGTTATATAAAAATTACTGAGGAATTTAAAAAAGTGATAGCAACAATAAACAAAAAACTTTCAAAAATTTAGTGTTGCTTAGAATAGTGCTGAATAGAATGAAAAAAGGGAGATAACATGAGAAAATTAGCAATTGTAATAGCTTCTATATTAATAGCAGCTAATAAACAAGGAGGCTTAAATGTGGAAATTAGAAAAGGGTGATATTGTAAAGTGTATTATCCCAGACACTGGAGAGCTTACACTGGACAAAGAATATGAAATATTAGATATAGATACAAGTATTAGTCAAGTTGAAGTAATTAATGATAAAGGAGAAATAAAAAGCTATTTATGGGCAAGATTTGATAAGGAGGCATTATGAGTGATTGGCTTTTAGCAGGACTTGGAATTACTTTATTTATTGCAGGCTTCAATGTTGGGCAAGATTGTAAATTTCAAAGAGGTTTTTTTGGAAGAAAAAAGAAATATAAATATTATGTAAGTTGTATTTATAAGGTGTATGGAGTTATATCATACACTGGAAAGATTGGAATTTTTAATGAAGAAATGACAGAAAAGTTACTGGATGAATTTATAGAAGAGCTAAGAAAATTTTTAAAAAATAAGTTTAGAACAGAAGATGTTGCTGTAACTGTTGTTGATTTTAAAAGATTAAAGGACTAACTATGGGAATAAAAGACTTATATAAGATTAATGGAATTATATATACTTATGAAGATAATAATGGAGTATATGCAAGGCTTATGGATGTATTAACAGGATATGAAGAATTTATAAGAATGGAGGAATTAAAACAGTATGAGTATAAGTAAAGTACATTGTTTACATTGTGATAAAAAAAATGGAGAAAATGAAGAATTCATATTTGTAAATGAGAATGAAGTTTATTGTAGAGATTGTGTAGAAGAAGAAAGTATTACAACTTATCAAATTATGGGAGATTATGTAGGAGATGAAAATAATACAGAAGAATATGACTCTATAAAAGAGTTTGAAAAAACTTTAAAAGATGAAATAGAACGATGGGAAGAATATTTAAAAGATTATGAAAATGTTACAGGAGAAAGAGCTGAAGAAAAAAGAGAATTTTATAGATATAGGATAAGAAAAGCAAAAGAAAAATATAAAGAATATTTTGAATAGGGGGAAATTAATGAATAAAGTAACTGTAAATGGAAAAACATACATAATAAAGGGTGGAACATATTCAACAGTATTTAATGGAAAAGTATATAGTGACGGAGAAGTGTATCTTGATGGAGAAAGAATTTATTGTAAAAAGCCAATTGCTTTGAGAATACTGAAATTCCTTTTATTCATTATGGGTATTTATACAATATTTGGCATATATTTTTTAATCACTGGGTTTATATTATTAATGAAATTATAGGAGGAAAAAATGAATTTAGAAAATCTGACAGCTGAAGAAAAAGAAATATTAAGAAAGCAATTATTAGAGGAAGATAGACAGAAAAAAGCTGAGAGAAAAGCAAAGGTGGATGCTTATAAAAATCTTGTTGATGAAACTGTAATAAATGAAATAGATAAAATAAAAAATATTTCAGCACAAATAATGATGTTAAAAAAAGAAGTGTTTGATGACTTTAAAAGTATCTTAGAACTAAAAGCTGAACTTTATGGAGTAAAAGATAATCAACAATCTCACACATTTACAACAAGTGATGGAAAAATATCTATAACATTGGGTTATAGAATGCTTGATAGCTTTGACGATACAGTTCATGCTGGAATAGAAAAGGTTAAGAACTATATTTATAAAACTGTTCAGGGTGAAAATACACATTTATTAGAAATAGTTAATTTGTTATTAAAAAAAGATAAGAATGGGAATTTAAAGGCTTCAAGAGTTATGGAGTTAGAAAAGATAGCTGGTAATATAAATGATGTTGAACTAACAGAAGGAGTTCAAATAATTAAAGAGGCTTGGAAGCCTCAGAGGTCTAAAACATTTATAGAGGCATATTATAAAGATGAAAATGGTAATAAAATTAATATCCCTCTTTCTATGACCACAGTTATGGAGGATAAAAATGAAGGAGATAAAGAAACATCAAATTAAATACATTCATACATTAAAACATAAAGCATGCTTAAAAGATGAAGAGTATAGAGCACTTTTAAAAAGTAAATTTAATAAAAAATCTAGTAAGGATCTCAGCTATAACCAAGCTGAGATCCTTATAAAAATACTTGGAAGATTAATAAATAACTATGCAACAGAAAATCAAATAAATAAGTTTAATACTTTATATAGCAAAGTCTACTATGAGAAGAATAAACAAGAATTTATAGAACAATATCTTGGGAAAGATAAAACAGTGGATAATATGACAGTTAAGGAATGTAGTAAATTAATTTATATTCTTGAAGAAATAGTAGACTGGCAAGAGAAAAGAGGGATAAATGGAGAAGAAAATAGTAACAAATGAAGACTATGAATGGTTAAAAGGACAGTTTATGGTGGATAGATTTTTAAAGTTTATAATAGATAAACATGAAGTATTCATAGGATTATTGAGCTTTGAAAAAGATATGATTTTAAGATATACAGTAATTGTTGATGGAGAAATACAAACATCTGAAGAGGAATGGGGACATATAGCAGAAAAATCAAAATTTTCAAGGAAATATATAAAGACTTGTGAAAAAATATATGGGAAAAAAGTATGCAAGGAGAGAGGAATGTATGAAAAATATTCTTATGTTTTACCTTGGTTTCCAAGTTTCTCAGCATTAAAGAAGATGTTAAAAAAACATAATGAAGTGATTTGTTTAGGAGAAAATAGATATATAAGACTTATAGGAGGGAATTAATGAAAGAAATTAATATAACAAAGCATGCTCTAATGAGATACGCTTCAAGAGTTTATAAATATCAAATCATTAATGATAGAACATTTGACATTTGGAGAAAAGCAAATGAAGAGAAAATAGAAGTTTTAGAAGCAAGTTTAAAAGAAGAGTTTAAGGAAGCTAGATATATTAATACAGCAGCATATGAAGGTAATAAGAAAGCGGAATTTTATATAAATGAACAATTATTAATGACTTATGTAGTTGTTGGAGATAATTTAGTGACTTGCTATGCAATAGACTATGGATTAGATGATGAAGGAAATAGATCAATGCTTAAAGTTTTACTTGAAAATCTTAAAAGAGCAGAGATTGAAGAAAATAATTTTGAAGACAAGTATTTTGAAAGAAAAACAGAAATTAACAATAGTATAGCAGTTGCTAATGCTGAAATAGCTGAACTAAATAAAAAGATAGAAAAAATAAAAGGAAATAAAGCATTATTAGAGCAAGAATTAACAAATATAGGGCTAGAATATGAAGATATTAAGACAGTTATAGATGTAGCTAAGGAAAAGATTGTAAGAAGTAAAATGGCATTATAAGAGGAGAATATGGAGAGTAAAGAAGTATTAGAACTAATTCATAAAGCGAAAGCTGGAGATAATGAGGCAACTGAAAAGCTAATTGAACAGTATTTGAATGCAATTAGAAAGATAAATAATAAATGGGGTGGAACAGATGACGGATTCCAGGAAGGGATACTTGGAATCTATGAAGCTATAAAAACTTATGATTTTAGTTATAATACAAAGTTTCTTACACACTTATATCCCGACATTGAAGCTAGAATACGAAGATTTATAGATAAAGAAAATTATAGGGTTTCATATAATGCTATCACTGAAATCAAGAAAGGAAGGAGGGATAAAATACAATTTCAAACTTATGAAGGTTTAGAAATTGAGGATAAAAATATAAATAATGTAGATTTAGAAAATAAAACATTTGTAGCTAAATTGCTGGATTGCTGTACAAAGCAAGAAAAATATATTATTAAAAAGTTATACTTCGATGGATATTCTGGAAAAGAGGTTGCAAAACAACTGAAAGTTAGCAGACAAAGGGTGCATATAGCGAAACATAATGCACTAGCAAAGATGAGGAAGGTACTGAATGGAAACTAACATTGAAAAGAATGAGAAGTATATTTTAGAAGAAATAAAAAAGCATGAAGGCTGGTGTGAGGTGAAAATAAAAAATGGATACATCATAGAAGCAAATAAAAGAGTACCAATAAAAATAGTTAAAAAATAATAAATTAAAATACTTTGTAGCATTGAGCTCAGTATTTCAACAAATAAAATTGTTGGAATCACTGGGCTCTTTTTTTGTTTAAGGAGGAGAAATGAAGATACAAAAGCCTTTTAAATATATGGGAAGCAAGGGAAGATTTTACAATGAAATAAAAGAAATATTTTTACTAAATAAGAAAAATATTTATATTGATTTATTTGCTGGTGGAATGGAAATAGCAGTAAATTTAAAAGAGGATATTAAAGATTTAAAAGTAATAGCAAATGTTAAAGATGAGCATATTGAAAGTTTCTTGAAGTGTAATAAAATGGCTATAAAAAAATACAATGAATTAGTTAATTTTCTATATAAAGATATTGAGAAAATATCATCAAGGTTTTTATTTGCTGATAAAGAAAAATGGCAAATTATAAAAAATAGATATAAAGAGTTTTGGAATGATAATAAACTTAACTTTTCAGAAGATGAAAGAAAAATGGTAGAATTATTGGCAAGTATGAATAAGGGATACTCTTTATCAAACAGTTTTTTCTCTATACAAAAAATGGAGAAAATAAAAATATATTTAAAAAAATTAAGAAATATAGATATAACACATAACTATTTTAATGAAAATTGGAGCTATAAAGATAGCTTTATATTGCTAGATCCCCCTTACTTGTGTGGGACAGAAGTAATAAAAATTGGTAAAAAAGGCTATAATTACAGCAACATTTGGACTGAAAAAGATGATGCCAGGCTTGTGAAGTTTATAAAAAATAATCTAAAAAATAATAATGTATTCATGATATTTGGAAGTCTTGAAAATAATCTTTCAAAGCTAATTCAAAAGGCTTTCAATGTAGATTTTGTAGTAAAGAAATATAAAAAATCTATTTTTGGCATTTCTTTGGATAGAGCTGAGTGGTATTGTATTATAAAGTAAAATTAAAAATTCCTATTTACTTTTTTTAAATAATGTTTTAATATTAATTATATTGGACAAAATTAAATGAGGGGGCTTAATTATGTTGAAATGGTTATTTAATTTGGGAAAAAAAGATGTAGAAAAGAAGCAAGAAATAGAAAGTTTAAAAAAGAAGGCTTTGGAAAATTTCAAAAAAGGTATGGATGATATTATTGGGGATAAAAGTTTTAAAGAACATTATAAAAATACAGATAAAACGGATATAGAAGACTTAAAAAGAAATGCTCTTAATACTTTTTTAACAATAGCAAATAGATTAGAAAAAAACATATTAAAGGAAAAAATAGTAAAAAGTAATTTAAAAATAATAGGTTATTTTCATGATTATAAAAAAAATAAAAAAGTAAAAAAAATTTTAGATGAATTACAAGAAAAAGGAATGATTACTCTTGAAGAACTAGAAATATTAAAAGAAGAATTTAAAAAATCTAATGAAGAGTTTTGGGAAAAAGAAATAAAATAAAAGATTGGAGGATAAAAATGTCAAAAAAATATATAAGTGTAGCTCAGGCATCTAATCGCCTTAATGTTTCAATAGGAACAATATATAACTATTGTAAAACTGGAACATTAGGTTATAGATGTATAAAAAATTCAAAAAAATATACTTGGCAGATTGATTTGGAAAGTTTAGAGTTACTTGAAAAAGATAGTACATATAAAAGTATTCTCCAGGTAAAAAAAGATAATCAATATAGCCTATTTTAGAGGGTTTAAAAACTCTCTTTTTTATTTTAAATAGTAGTAAAAACTCAAAAAAAATATTATAAAAAAATGAAAAAAGTATTGCATTAATCAATAAAATATGTTATAATTATTATATAAGAGGAGGTGAAGAAATGAGTAAAAAGAAAAAAAATCAAAAGAAAGGAGGGAATAAAAAAGAGTTAATTGAACTAATAACGGCAATAATAGAGTTAATCATAGCAGTCCTAACGCTGATAATTCTATTAGTAAATTATTTCAACTAACTCAATATCAAGGAACTGGAGCAATCCAGTTTCTTGGTTAAATTATAACAGATTTTACTCATAAAAACAATATGAAGAATACTCTTTTATTGATAATTAACACATTATTACTAATAACTTACTTGCATTATTCTAAAAATAAAGTTTTCTTTATAATTATAATTTTAATTGATATAATTGTTATAATAAATTCAATCAAGAAAATAAAGAAACTAAAAAGAGGAAGATAATTATGGCATTAGGGGGAAAAAGAGAGGGAGCAGGAAGAAGAAAATTGGAAGAAGAAAAAAAGAAAGTAACAAAATCTTTTCGGATAACTCCAACACTTCTAGCAGAAATAGAAAAAAAATATCCTGAAAAAACTCTTTCTTGGATAATAGAACAGGCATTAATTGAATATATTAAAAAATAAAATATCAAAAAAAGGCACATCAAAAATGGTGTGCTTTTTTTATTTATTGCAAATTTTCTAATTTTTGTAAATATTACAGCATTCACTTCTGGAGCAAGTTATAACAAGTATGGAAAGTAAAAAAGTTTAAAAGGAGTAGTACAAATGGCAAGAATAAAGCCTCCATTTCCATATTTTGGAAGCAAAGGAAGATTTTATAAAGAAATAAAAGAAATATTTCAAACAAATTATAGAGAAAATTTTGTTGATTTGTTTGCAGGTTCTATGGAAATCCCACTAAATTTTAAAAATGAATTTGGAGAATTAAAGGTATTAGCAAATGTAAAAGATGAAAAAATTGAATGCTTCTTATCTGGAAATGCTGTGGATACATATAAAAAGGGTATTGAATATATAAAACATGATTTAAAAATAAATTCTAGAAATTTATATGAAAATAATAGACAGACATTTGAAGAAATAAATAAAAAATTTAAAAATATATTTTCTAAATGTTGTCCCTGCTGTGGAAAAAAATTAAGTACAAGAGAAAAGCATGAAGTTTTTAATGAAAATGAAAAAAGAATTTTAAGAAGTTTAATGGGCTTTGGTGGAAATGGAGTAACATTGTCAAATGCTTATTACTCAGAAGAAAAAGTAAAGAAGTTAGAACTTTATATAAAAGCATTAAAAACTATAAAAATAACAACTGACTTATTTGATGAAAATTGGGAGTTTGAAAATAGTTTTATATTCTTAGATCCTCCATACATCAGAAAAACAAGTGTAGGAGAGGAAGGTTTTATAGGCTATAACTATGCAGATGATAAAGGTATAGACTGGTCAATAAAAGATGATGCAAGACTTATAGAATTTATTAAAAGAAATCAAAATAAAAACAATGTATTTCTTGTATTTGGAAGTGTAGATAATAATCTATCTAAGTTATTAAAAGAAAACTTTAAATGTGAATTTATTATAAAAGAATATAAAAAACAAATGTTTGGAAAACTAGGAAATAAAGCAGAGTATTTTTGCTTAATAAAATAAAAAAATGGAGGTGCTTTTATGAAGTTAGAGTTAGTACAAGCTAAAAGAATGTATGCAGATAATAAAAGTATAGATGAAATAGCTAGTGCTTTAAATAAAAGTAAAGGCACTGTTTATAGATGGATAAAAGATAATAAAGAAGAATTTGAAGAAGCTAGAAAGCTAAAAGAAATTACATCTGATGATATGGGCGAAATATTAGACGAAGCACATAAGAAAATGCTTCTAAAAATTGTAGAAAATCCAGAAATGTTAGGGAATCCAAAAGTTGCTGACGCATTAGTTAAAATTGCAAATGTCTTAGAGAAAATGGACAAAAGAAGAGAGCAAGAAAAGAAAGCTAGTAAAAAAGAAGAAGATGGAGGAGTTGTATTTATAGATGACATCAAAGATGAAAAAGATAAGTGAGATATTCCTACCACCATTCTATAAATTATACAGAAGTTGGCAACAAGGCGACTATACAAGATATGTCTGTAAAGGAGGAAGAGGTTCAGCTAAATCAACACATATTGCTGAAATTTTAGTCCTCTCAATAATAAGAGATCCAGTTAATGCAGTAATCCTTAGAAAAGTAGGAGAAACTTTAAAAAATAGTGTATATGACCAAATTAAATGGGCTATCAATGAACTAGGAGTTGAAGAATATTTTACTTTTAAGGTATCACCTATGGAGATAATTTATACTCCAAGAGGCAATAAATTTATGTTTTTTGGAGTAGATAAACCTGAAAAAAGAAAATCTTTTAAAACAGCTGATTATCCAACTGCATATTATTGGGTTGAGGAGGCTGCTGAATTTACAACAGAAGATGAAATAGATATAGTTATAAAATCAATTCTAAGAGGTAAATTACCAGCTGGGTTAAAGTATAAAGGATTCTTATCATATAATCCACCTGAAAGAAAACATCATTGGATAAATAAGAAATATGACATTGTGGATAATAATACAAGTGCCTATGTACATCATTCTTATTATTATAATAATCCTTATTTATCTGAAGAATTTTTGATAGAAGCTGAGGAAATGAAGAAAAATGATCCAGTTAGATATAGAAATGTTTATTTAGGAGAAGTTATAGGGAATGGAATAGTACCATTTCCAAAGTTAAAAATTGAAAAATTAACTGATTCTTTTATTAAAACATTAGATACATTTAGAAATGGGATTGACTGGGGTTATGCAACAGATCCTGTGGCTTTTGTTAGATGGGGCTATGATAGAACAAGACAAAAAATTTATGCAATAAGTGAATATTATGGAGTTCAAATATCAAATAAGAAACTAGCAACAGCTATTAAAAAAATGATTCCAAGAAATGAAATAGTAACTTGTGATAGTGCTGAGCCAAAGTCAGTTGCTGAATTAAGAAGTTATGGTATAAGAGCATACAGTGCTAAGAAGGGAAAAGGTAGTGTAGAAAGTGGTGAGAAGTGGTTAGCTGAAAATGAAATATATATAGATCCAGCTAGGACACCAAATATTGCAAGAGAATTTCAAGTGGCTGATTATGATATTGATAGATATGGGGAAACAATACCAAGACTTGTTGATAAAGATAATCATACAATAGATGCTACTCGTTATGCTTTTGAAAGTGATTTGAAAAAGAGAAGAAATTCACAAGATAAAAAATTAATCCGACCAAGAGGAATTTAATATAAAAAATATCGTTCAATAGGCTTTCAAAAAACATTTTAAATAAATTTAGGTATAAATTATTGAATGAAAATTGAAAGGCTTTTAAATGAGTTTTAAAGGGGTAAAAATGGAAGTAATGTATGAAGGCTATAAAAAGCTAAAAAGCAGTGAAATATATAAGAACTATGAAAGAAATAAAAAGCTGTTTGATGGCAAGTCTTCAGAAGTTTTTTATAACGCTGTTCTTAGTAGAGTAAAACTTGAATATATGGGAGTAATTGATAGTAATAATAAATACTATGAGTTTGTAAGAGAAGGAAACACTATTGTAAGAAGAGAAAAGTCATTTAAAGATCTTATTGTTGGAAATAATATACTTGGTTCAATTACTAAATTATATGCTGAACTTGCTTCTAATAGTGAGCCAACTGTAAATTTAGAAGATGAGAAAAAAGGCATATTAGAAAAAATTGATTTACAAGATAAAACATCAGAAGCAGTAGCAATTCAAAGCTATGGTGGAAAACTTTTATTAAAAGGTTTCATAGTTGACAATAGTCTATATTTAGATATAGTTGCACCTCATCAGTATTTCACAGTACCTAGTATTTTAAGTGAAGAAATTATAGATAAATATGTAATTTTTACTGAAGAGAAAAGAACTTTAAAAGCTGAAATATATAGTGAAGGTTGTACAGAATATAGAATGTACAAAATAGGAGGTCAAAATTTTGAGGAAATAGACTATGAAGTTGACTTAACTCAATATGGAGCAACAAAAGATGGTAAAGGCTGGAAAAAAGTATATAAAGGCTGGCAAGTTGTAGAAATTCATAATCTATTCAAAAGAAGTGATTATGTTGAAGATTTAGTTATCTTAAATAGGGAACTTGTAGTTGGAGATACTTTAACAAGTCAGGCATTTGATAAAGTTGCAAATCCTCTACTTCAAGTTCCAGAGGGGGCTTTGGAATATGATGAAGAGGGAAATTTAACTGTAAAAATAAATGATAGAGTCATAATAGTAGATCCAGAAGACAAGGATCTTAAACAGGTTGAGCTAAAAACTAAAACAGAAGAATGGAAGACACATAGAACTGGAATTGTTGAGCAGATATATATAGCAACTGGAACAAATGAACAGGCATTTGGGCTTAATAAAAATGGAACGGCTGCATCAGGGGAAGCGAAAAGAAGAGATTTAGAAAGAATTATATCAACTGTTATAACTAAGAGGGATAGAGTATTTTCAGGATTTGAAAAAATAGTTAAATGGGGATATTCAATAATTCATAATAGTGAATTAGATATAACGATAAGTGGTAAGGATATTTTAAGTCTTGGAGTTGGAGAAAAAATAATAATAGCAGTGCAAGGAATAACATCAGGAATTTTAAGCATAGAAAGTGCAATTAAATATGTAAATATTGGTGATGTTGATATTGATGAAGAAATGACAAGATTAAAAAGTGATTTAGCATATAAAACTAAATTAATAGAAGCATTACAAACATTGTCACAGTTGGATACAGAAGAAAGAATTGCAGGTCTTATAAAAAAACAAGCTGATGAATTGATAGAGGAGTTAGGTTTAAATGAGTAAGAAAAAAAGCCTTTTTCCACATAGTGCTGAGAATACTTTACGAAGGGTATTCAATCTTAATTCAAAGATAATTTTAAAGAAAATGAAAAAATCAACAGAAGAAGATTTTTCAGATGTTGAGTTTGATAATAAAGAAAAAAAGAAAATCATTGAAGATTTAAAAAATGTTGCTATTGCAACAAATAAAGAAGTTTTTAAGAATTGGAGAACTTTAACTGATGATGAATTAAAGCAGACTGATTTAAAAGGTGCAAAATATTGGATTAGAGAGAACTATTTAAGAGTACAAAATATGAAAGAAACTTTTAAGGATCAGTTAGGTAAAACAAGAGAAAAAGAAATACAAAATTTATTAAAAACTTTTGATAGTACTATTAATTTTAGATTTGAAAAATTAAAAAATGGGAGCATTTCAAATACTGATATTAATAAACTTATAAGTCAATTGAATGCTAATTATGCACCAAACAAAGAAATGAAAGCATTAATTGATCAGTTACAAAGCAAAAAAACTTTAGGAGCCAGTGATATTGATAAACTTCAAAAATGGGCTAATAGAAGAAATGAACTATGGGCAAGAAATGAAGCTGGTAACTTATATGCTAATCAACTTCAAGATTTATGGCTTGAAAATGGCATAGAAAAATATATTTGGAGAACTATGGAAGATAACTATGTAAGAATGGAGCATGTTGAAAAGGATGGCAAAATTTTTGGAGTAGATGATGATATTTTACCAGGACAAGAATTTGGATGTAGATGTTGGGCAGAGCCGATAAAACAGGGAGGAAATAAAGAATGATAGAGAATGAACAAGAAGTAATTGACTACTTAAAAAAAGAAGAAAATAAGGATTTTTTAACTAAAAATGGGTTTAGTAAAATTGAAACTAAGATTGAAACAAAAGAAGTAAAAACACCACTTACAGAAGATGAAGTAAAAGCATTTGTAGAAGGGAACAAAGAACTAAAATCTAAATTATCTGAAGAAATGGTGAAAAGCTATTTAAAAGAAAAATTAGGTATGGATGTTAATGATGACACTTTAAAACAAGGGTTAGTTTTAGGTGGAACAGTAGAAAATATCAAAAAATTAGCAGTTGGTAAAATTCTATCAGGAGTTAAATATGGAGACTTATTAATGTCAAAAATAGATTTTACAAAAATTAACTTTAAAGATGATAAAATTGAAGGTTTAGATGAGCAACTTACAAAACTTCAAGAAACATATAAAGATTTATTTAATCCAGCAGGAACAGGAGGGCAAACAACTCCACCAGGATTACCAAAGACAGCTCCTACAACAGAGCTTGAAAAAATAAATCAAGAAATTGAAGAATTAAGTAAGAAACCATCTCAACAAAATAGAGCAAAAATAATGGTTTTAATAAGTAAAAAAGAAGAATTAGAAAAAAAATAGGAGGAACAAACAATGGCAGATATTATAACAATTGAAAGAATCGTAGGTAGAAAGGAAGATTTGACAGCAGCTTTGGCATATACAAATGCTAACAAAGCACCTTTGTATCTTAATTTAATTAACTTAGGAAATGTTGTACCAACAACACAAGCTAAAATTTCTTGGGTTGACTATTCATCTGAAGGGACACAAACAGCTTTAAAAACAAAAGTAACAACAGCAGCAGCAACATCATTTACTGTTGAAGATGCTTCAATATTTACTGCTGGATGCTTAGCTGCAATAGGAGATGAAGTTGTACAAGTTACAGCAATATCAGGAGATACTTTAACAGTAACAAGAGCACAACTTGGAACAACAGCAGGGGCAACTTATGAAGCAGGAGAAGAAATATTCTTTATAAATGATAACTTAGAAGAAGGAGCAGATTTACAAGGTGCTAATTACAAAGCAGGAGTAAATTTTGATAACAATACTCAAATCATAAGAGAAGAAATTTCTTTATCTGGGACAGCAACTGCAATAACTTTACCTTCAAGTGGTGGAACAGACGCTTATACATTTGAGCAAATAAGAAAAATGGATAAGGTAGTTGGAAAAATAGAAAAAGCAATAATTTCAGGAAAGAAATTTGAAAGTGGTCAAAAAAGAGGAATGGACGGAGTTAGAAATTTCTTAGCAAAAGGACAAGTAGTTGATGCTTCAAATAATGAAATTTCATTAGAAATTTTAGGTAATGCATTAAAGAAAATTTTTAATGCTGGTGGAGATTTAACAGGTGGAAACTATGCTTTATACGTTCCAGGAGTACAAAAGATGAAAATATCAAAATTACTAAAAGGGTATATTCAAGCAAATCCTGAAACAACAACATTAGGTGCTATTGCAACTCATGTAGCTACTGATTTTGGAACATTACCAATAATAGTTTCAAATAACCTTCGTTCAACTGAAATCTTAATTTTAAATCATGATGATATAACATTAAGACCATTACAAGGCAGAGAAATATTCCATGAATATATGGGAAAAAGAGGAGACTCAACACAAGGTTTAATTCTTTCTGAATTAAGTGTTGAAGTTAGAAATATTCACACAATGGGAATGATAACTGGTTTAAAAAAATAATAAAAGGACAATGTCCCTGACAATGAGGTCAGGGATATTCCTAAAAGGGAGGAACAATGAAATTAAAACACAAAACATTTGATAAAGTATCAGTATATTGCAATGGAGAAGTATATAACTTTGTCAATGGAGAAATTGAAGTAGATGATATAGTAGCAAAGGAATTATTAAAAAATCCTGCTATTGAAGAAATAAAAGAAACAAAAGTAGAAGAAGTTGCAAATATTGAAGAAGAAAATCAAGAAAATGTTGAAGAACATGATGAAAAGAAAAAAGGAAGTAAAAAATGATAGGCTATGTTGAACTTGAAGAAGCTAAAAAATTTTTAGAAGAAAGATATTCAAATATAAATGAAGAAAAACTAAAAAGAGCTTTGTATCAAGCATTTGACAAAATTGAAAATATTGGTGCTAGAGAAGGTTATAAAACAGAAAAAAATTTTCCAAGAAAAAAGGATAAACCAAGAGTTTTAGAACTTATAAAAAGAGCACAAATATTAGAAGCCTATGCAATTATGACAGGTGGAAATGAAGATATAAAGAGGCTTGGTAAGGGGATAACAAGCAAGTCTATAAGTGATATGTCTGTAAGTTATGATAGAAGTCAAAAAATTGGAGATATAACATTTGCTTCTGTAGAGGCTGCAAGGATAATGAAAAGATTTTCAAGGAGAAGTTTTTAATGCAAGATATAGATAATGGTTATAAGAAAATTAAAGAAGAGTTAGAAAAATTAGATAAATTAAAACTAATTATCTATATTGATGATAAAGCAACATATCCTGGTGGAATTAAGGTAGATTTTATAGCAATGCTTATGGAATATGGAAGTGATGATTTTGATGTACCTTTTCCAGCTCGTCCATTCTTTCGTTCAACTTTTGATGCACACTATGATGATATTTCAAATCTTATGGAAAGATGTATAGATAAAATTGCAGATGGAAAAATGACAGCACATAAGGCTTTTGAAACTGTTGGAAAAGATGTAGTAAAAAAAGTTAGAGAAATGATATTAAATGGGACTTATGCAGCACTTGCTGAAAGTACAGTGAAAGCTAAGGGAAGTGACAAACCTCTTTATGATACTGGAGCTCTTGTAAGAAGTGTTAAGTATAAGATTGAATAGGAGCAATTATGGAATTTACCTTAGATGAATTTGCTGGTGAAGAATTAAAAGCTTATGAAGTAACTAGAAAAATAACTGGTGATATTGATAATCCAAAAGGAAAAGATTATAAATTTAATGCTGCAATGCTTATATGTAAAAAAACTTTAAGAGGTTATAATCCAAATTCACAAGATGGTGGAAGAATTATAGGTGATTTAAGTGGAAAAACACTAAAAATTGTGGGATTAAAAATAGATGATGTTATTGAAATTGAAGGATATAAATATAAAGTAACTGAAATATTACCAAGAATTTATGCCGATTTTGTGGAATTTTCATTGGAGTTGATGAGGAATGGACAATAGAGAACTTGAAGTATTCTTATTGAAAGAAATGAAAAAGATAAATGATAAGTTCCAGATAAAACCATTTGTTGATTTTAAACATGATAGAAAAATAACTTTACCTCGTATAGTTTCAAGAACTCTTAGTAACAAAACTATAAATAAATTTGAAGATAGAGAAGAAGCGAAAAAAGGGATTTTCAAACAATATGAAGTTCACCAGCATGTTATAAGTTTTTCTTTTACTTTATCTGAAAATGAAAGTTTTGAAGATGTAAGAAAAATAAAAGAAAAATTTGAACATAAAATAGGCTTTGATTGGCTTATAGCAAGAAGTGGAAAAAGTATAGTTATAGAGGAAGTTACAACAACAGTAGATTTATCAGAATTAACTAAGGATAGTTACACAGAAAGATATAGCTTTGATATGTATATTAATACTCTTGAAGAAAATATTGCTGGAATAGAATATATTGAAAAAGTTGAAATAGACATAAAAGCAAAATAAGGAGGAAAGAATGTCAATAATAGTAGGAACTGAAAAGAAAATAGTCTTTTTAAATGTTCATAAACCTGCACCAGTTGCTCAAGCAACAGTCAATGTTATAGGAGTATTTTCAGTAAAAAAAACAATTGTTGAACAAAAAATAAATAAAATTGAGGATGTTACTGGATTAACTTCTGATGATGATGTATATAAAATACTTCAAGCAGTTTTTAATGCAGGAGCACAAGAAGTATTAGTTTATGGTAAAGAAGTTCAAGGTAGTAAGTATAAAGAGTTTTTTGATGAAGTAAAAAATGACTGGTTTGGAACAGTTGTAGATATAACAGATATTGCAGAAATTGCTAAAATTTCAAAAGAAATTGGTGCAAGAAGAAAAATGCTATTTGCAGAAGTTTCAAAAGATGAAAATGTAATGAATGTTGATAATAAAGTGAAATCGATTGGAGAAGACACAACAGCTTTATTTTTTAGCAAAAATGATGAAACAGTTGCAGGTGCTGTTGCAGGCTATGCTATCTCAAAGTTTCCAGGTTCAACTTTAATAGCAAATAAATTAATAAATGGAACAATAGATAGTGGTATGTTTGGAGCAGAGCAAAGCAAATTAGATACTTTAAACTGTAATTATATTGCTTCAATGAAAGGACAATTGGGTCTTGCAAATGGAGTAACTATTAATGGTAATAGTATAGATTTCGAGCACTGTGCAAAGGCTCTTCAATTTAGATTAGAGGAAGATATAACTTTATGGCTTAAAGCTACACCAAAACCAACATTTTATGATATGAGTCCATTAAAGGATGTTATTTTAAAAAGAACTAGACAATTTGAAACTATGGGTGCATTAGCAGAAGGAAAAACTACTGTTACAATGATCCCTGTTGAAGATATCCCACAAAACGATATTTTAAAGGGAATTTTAACTGGAGTAAAGGTTAATTGTTACTATACTTATGGAATTAAAGAAGTTAGAATAGATCTTTATTTTGCAGTATAGAAGGGAGGTAAAAAATGCCAAAAAATCATTATAACTATAATCCAAATAAAGTAGATTTAATTATAGATGGGATTAGAATGTATGACTTTGGAGAAGATGTAAAGTTTACAGTTGCTTATGAGGAAGATTTTAGAGAGGTTATAACTGGAGTAGATGGAGATTCAACTACAGTAGAACATAATAATAGAAATGCTTTAATCACTTTAAAGGTCTTAGCTGCAAGTCCATTGAATGTTACTCTTAAGAGACTTGCTTCAAGTGCAAAAGAATTTGGAGTTTTAGTTGTGGATGGAAATTTCAATGGAGACATTGGATCAAATGCTTCAAAGGCACATTTTGTAAAAATAGCTGATTTTAATGCTGAAAAAGCACCAAAGGCAAGGGAATGGCAAATAAGAGTTATTGATTTAAAAGAAACAAATGACTTATTGAAATAGGAGTGAATGATGAAAAAAGAAGAATTAATGGTAAATAATAAAAAAATAATTTTAATGGAGCAACCTTCACAATATATTCTTGAGCTTGAAAAAAGATTTTCAGATAATGATTTAGTAGGGTATTGTGAAGAAATTTTGAAATATCCAGCAGATACTAATCCAAAACTTGAAGAATTATTGAACATTCCTGATATAGTAAAATATGGGAATTTGGAACTATCTTTAAAAAAAGAAAATGGTAAAAAAGATCTATATCTAGCACAAGAAATATTAACATCTGTTGGACAAAATAAACATAATCCTGCCTATGTTGCAGAGTTCTTTTTAAAAAGATTAAAAAAAGATGTTAATGATTACAAATACCATGAGCTTGTAAAAATGGGAGAAGAAGTTTTTAAGCAAGTAGGTGAATTACTTTATTTAGTACAAATCAGGGAAACATTTCGTAGAATGTAATGATATTAAATATAATGCTGAAAGCATAGAATATATGATCACTTGTATAAGTGGATATACTAAAAATTTTAAAGATACTGAAAATTATACTGTTAGAGAATTACAAAGGTATTTTGATAGACTTATAAGGTATGTGGAGGAAATAAAAGATGGCAATTAGAACTTTAAGTATAAACATAATGAGCTACTTAAAAGGGCAAGGCTTTCAAGCTGTTAATAATCAAATAAATGGCTTAAAGTCTAGTTTGTCATCTTTAAAATCTGTAGCAAGTAATGGTCTATTTCAAATGGCTGCTGGGTATTTTGCAATATCAAGCTTAGTAGGAGAATATAACAAAGCTGTTGAAGCTAGCAATGAAGCATTAGCAAACGAAACAAAATTATATGCAGTTTTAAGAGCACAAAATTTTAGAGATGAGCAAATTGAAAGTTTAAAAGAATATGCTTCAGAGCTTCAAAATGTGGGAGTTATAGGAGATGATACTTCTTATGCTGGAATAAAACAATTAGCAACTTTTAAATTACAAGAAGAAAGCATAAGAAAATTATTACCTAGAGTTCAAGACTTGATGGTTGCTGAAAAAGGACTAAATTCAACAAGTGCTGATGCTGAAAAATGGGCTAAAACTTTGGGGATTGCAGTTTCTAGTGGTCAAGTTAGAGCATTAAAGCAAGTAGGAGTTGTTTTAGATGAACATACTTCAAAATTATTTGAAAATGCAAATGAACAAGAAAGAGTTGCAATACTATCAAAAGAATTAAAAACAAGAATTGGAGAACAAAATGCTGAATTTTTAAAAACACCTGAGGGAAAAATTGCATCAGCTCAAAATAGAATAGGAGATGTTTACGAGTATATTGGAGGACTTGTAAGAGATACAAGAGCTGACTTTTGGAGTATGATTGCTGATAATGCTGAGTGGATTCAAGATTTTTTAGGTGGGCTTATAAAAGCAGGAGCAGGGGCATTTAATACTATTACTAGAACAATAGGTGGAATATTTAATGTTCTTAAAGCATTACCAGCAGAAGCAAGAAATACTATTAAATTAATAACTGGATTTTTATTATTAAAACAATTTCCGATTATTAGCGGTTTCTTGATAATTGAGGATATATTTGCAGCATTTCTTGGAAAAGAAAGTTTTACCGAAGATGCTATAAATGCAATTCTTAAATTTACTGGAACTGATTATAGATTTGAAGATTTAAGAAAAGGTATTGCTGATTTTTGGGATTTATGGATAAATAAAGCAGATTCAGGCATAGAAAAAATTAGCTTAACAACTAAAATTTTATCTGATTTACTAGATATTTTACAAGGTGGGGCTGGATTACTTCAAATGATATGGGGAGCTACAGGTGGTTTTATTATTGATACTGGGCGTATATTGGTTGGAGACTTTGAAAATGTTGGGAAATCAAGCTTTGGAAATATAAAAGGCGGTTGGAATAAACTATATGGTGCAGGACAACATATGAATGAAACAGATGATATGTACCAAAAATATGTCCTTGATGAAGCAATGAAGCAACAACAGAAAGAGTTTGAAACAATGAAATATGTTCAAAAAAATCAAGGAAATATTGCTTTTCCAGTAGAAAAGGAAATAGTAATTCCAGGCTCAGCACCTATTACCCCTTTATCAACTTATGGATTTCATTATGAGAACAAAACAGGAACTAATTATGAAGTTTCTAATAAAAATAGAGAAATACAGCAACTTTTAGATGGTAAAAATAAAGAAATTACAAAAGCTGAAGCTTATTATGCACCGAGATTACCTGATAAAAAAATAGCTCAAGATACTAAACAAAAAGTGGAAAAATCTATAGTAAAAAAAGAAAATAAAAAATTTGAATATGTAAACAATTCAAAATATGAAATAAAAGTTACAGGAGAAGCACAAAATGATGTTGCTAAAAAGGTTGAAGGTGTTGTAAGAAGAATTCAGGAAGAAGAGAAGCAAAGACTAAGAGCAGAATTTGGAGGTAACTACACTCAAGCAGGTGGTTTAGAATGAGTTTATTTAATAACTTAATGCAAATGATTGGAGATTATTTTAATAAGGGAAAAGAAAAATCAAAACTTGGGGATGTAGAGCTTGATATTATTTCAGAAAAATCAAGAACCATGTCAGCAACTGTTACAAATAGAAGAGTTGAAAAAGGATTTAATATTGCTGATACAGTCAGAAAAGAAGCAATGCTTATAAATATAACTGTTGTAGACAATTCTAATCAAAAAGAATTTAATAGAAAAAGTTTAGAACAAATGCTTGAAGCAGGAGAACCTGTACTTTTCTATTATGCTGGCAGAGATAAATATGAAAATATTGTAATTGAAAGTATAGAAGAAATAGAAGATTACACAAAGAAAGATTGTTTTACTTATTATATAGTTTTAAGACAAATAACAGTTGCAGAAATTAAGTCAACTGATGTAAAAACAGACTATAAAAAAGCTAAAAGTACTGGTGGAAAAAAGAGAAGAACTACTGCAAAAGTAAAAGGTGCAACTAATACTGAAAAGGCAAAAATAGAAGCAAAAGTAAAAGAAAAAGAAAGAGGAAAATCATCAGCTAAACAATTAGGGGGATTAATATGACAAAGGCATTAGAAATAGATGTTGAAGGAATAGAACAAAATGGAATAATAGCTGATATTGGAAGTAATTTAAAATTAGATTTAATTTATAACAATGTAGACAGCTATATTTACATATCTATATTAGATTCTGATGAAAACAGAATAACTGGCTTTTTTAGATTAGTACCTGATATAAACTTTTTATCTCTTGTAAGAATAGAGCAATTACAGCAGTTAAGATGTATAAAAATAAATGACTTTGCTGAAGAAAGAGATAAGATAACTCCTAAAAATCTTAATAAAGATTACAAATTTTTTTTGATAGGTGATGATAATGGCTAAATTATGGAAACAAGTGAGAGTGGTAACTGTTGGAGAGTTAATATTTGATTATGAAGACATTGATGTAGAATTTGATGTTAAATGTACTGATGATAATAAGAGTGATACAGCTACTATTAAAATATATAACTTATCTGAAACTACAAAAAATAAAATCCAAGCAAATCAAATAGTTAATATTGATGCAGGTTATAGAGAATTACATCAAAGCATATTTGGTGGCTTAGTTGAAAGTGTAAGAACATATAGAGACGGAAATGATTTAGTAACAGTTATTGTTGCAAGTCCTAATAATCGTGCTTATACAAATACAGCTGTGAATGTACAATTTAAAGCAGGAATTAAAGCAAGTGAAATATTAAAACAATTAGAAAAAAGTATTCCATTTAAAATAGATGTTAAAGAATTAGCAAAAGATACTGTTTATCCAAATGGAAAAGTCTTTTCAAATAGACTTTCTAATGTTATTTCAATTTTAGCCAAAGATACTGGAACTATTGCAAGATTTACTGATACAACTATTGAATTTAAAGTTCCAGGAAAAGCATATAGCACTACTTTAAAACTGGGAAGTGAACAGGGTTTAGTTAGAGTTGAAAAACAGCAAGAAAAAGCTGAGATAAAAAAAGACAAAAAAGAAGATAAGAAAAAGAAAGAAAAGCAAAAATATACAATAGAAGCATTTTTAGTTCCACTTGTAAAAATAGGACAAAAACTGCAAATAGAGTCTTCTGTATGGAATGGAGAAGGAATAGTTAAAGAATGTACTTATACAGCTGGAGATGTTGAAACATTTTCAGTAAATGCAATTTTAGAGGTACTTTAATGGAATTAGAAATAATAAAAGCAATGATTGAGGACAGACAAAATGAAATACATACATCTTTACCTGCTATTGTAAAAAGTGTTGATTATGGTGCTGGAACTTGTACAGTTGAGATAATACCTCAAAGAGTACTTTGTGGGAAATTAACTAAATATCCAACTTTAATTGATGTAAAACTTGATTTTCTCAAATTTGGAGATTGGAAACTTCAATTTCCTCGCAAAGAAGGAGACAAGGTTTGGATAGGATTTTCAGAATCTACTATATCAGAAGACACAAGTTTAGAAAGATTTAGCCTTAATGAACCATACATTATCGGAAGTTGTGAAGGTGGCTACGAGGATAATTCAGAAGATATTATTTTGACTGGAGCATGGACAAGAATAGAGATAAAAGGCAATGGAGATATAAACATAATTTCTGGAAGTAATAAAACTACAATTACAAGCAATGTTACTATAAATGGAGATGTCACAATAAATGGGAATACTACTCAGGTAGGAGATACTACACAGACTGGAACAGTAACAGTTAATGGAAGTATAGGAGCAAGTGGAGATGTTACAGGAAAAGGTATAAGTTTAAATGACCATACTCATAATTATAATCCTGGATCTAATCCTCAAACTTCAACAAGTAAAGCACAATAGGAGGAAATTATGGGGACAAGTATAAAATTAAATAATAATTGTGACATAGTTTTTGATGAAAATGGTGTGTGTGAACTTGTTGATGGTGTTGAAGATATTATCCAAGCTATAAGGGTTGAGTTGGAACAAAATAAAGAACAATGGGTTTTAAATGTATTGTATGGAGTTCCTTATTTAAATAAAGAAAATAAAGGATTACTTCAGATAAAAAATAATCAATCAAAGATAATTCAAGAGCTTATCAAAACTATTTCAAAATATGAAGAAGTGGAAAAAATACAAAGCATTGAATTTGTTGAAAATAGAATAGTAGCAAAAATTAAGATAAAGGGGGAAATATATACATTATGATAACTGAAAAAGGTTTTGAATTGCCAACAGTAGAAGAAATTTATCAAAGAAAACTTACTGACTTTAAGACAGTAAAGCCAAATATTAGAGAAACAGATAGTAATGTTCTTATTCCTCTTTTAAAATTTGATGCTGCTGAAGAATATGATAGTTATTTGCAAGGTTTAGCTGTTTATAATAATTTAAATGTCTATACAGCAGTTGGTAACTCTTTAAATGCTATAACTTCACATTTAAATATGACTTGGAAAAAACCACAAAAAGCAACAGGCAAGGTAGAAATAGAAGCAGATATAGGAACTATAATACCACAGGCTTGGGGGATAGAAACAGAGTCAAAAGAAAAATTTATAACATTGAATACAAGAGCAATTAAAGTAGAAAAGAGTCCATTGCAATTAGAAATAATTGCATTAGAAGCAGGTAAAAATGGTAATGTTTCAGCAGGACAAATAATTAAACAAACTGAGATTATATCTGGTATTAAGTCAATTAAAAATAAAATAGGAACATTTGGTGGAGCTGATTTAGAAACAGACACAGAATTAAGAGAAAGGTATTTGGAAAGAATAGATAGAAAAACTTCATTCACAACGGAGGGAATTAAGAACTATATACTTCAAAATACTAATGTTAAAAAATGCCAAGTATTAGAAAATGATACTGATGATTTTGATGCAGAGGGAAGACTAGCACATAGCTATGAAGCTATTTGTTTTGGTGATACTGATGAAAATATACTGCAAGCCTTATATGATTATAAACTTGCAGGAATTAGAGCAGTAGGAGATATAACAAAGCAATTTGAAGAAATAAGTGTAGGTTTTAGTAGAGCAATAGAAAAACAAATCTTTTTAAAGGTAGAAATTACAACTATTAAAGAAGTTTGGAAAGATGAATTTAAAAAAGTAATTAATAACATATTTATAAATTATTTATCAGAAATAGAGCCTGCTGGAACAATTTATTTATATAAATTAATTGGAGAAATATATAAACATACAAGTGGAATAAAAACATTAAGATTGAAACTAGGAGACACTAAATACAGTGAGCGGGAAACTGATTATATTTTGTCTAAAAAAGAAGTTGCAATTGGAAATGAAAATAATGTAACAATAGTGGTTACAAGTTGAATTTGGATAGAATCCCGCATATATACCATAATACAATTTATGTAAAAAAGTTGTTTGAAATTATTTATGAAAAGCATTTAAACATTAGAAAAATGTTTAATGAACTAGCTTTGTTTAATGATATAGATAAAAGTAAGGGCTATCTTTTAGACCTCTTAGGAGGAAATTTTAAAGTTTTAAGAAATGGACTTTCTGATGAAGAATACAGAAGAATACTAAAATTTGAAATATCGCTTTTACAATTTTTAGGAAGTCCTGAAGAAATTCAAAGAATTTTATCTGAATATTTTAAGCTAAATAAGGAAGAATTTAGAATAATTGAACTATCAGCTAAAATTCTTATAAGTATTCCAGAAAAATTGGATAAACAAGAGATTTTTAAGGTGGTTAGGAAAATAAAAGCTGCTGGAGTAGGTCTTGAAGTTAAATTTGGAATTTACATAGAGGATTATCTAATTTCTGAGCTACATGAAATGACACTGGAAGAAATTGAAAAGATAACTCTTGCTAGGGAAGAATACTATATTGAAATGTATACTTTAACAGAATTAGAAGAAATGAAACTTGAAGATATAGAGAAGTTAAAAATTTCAAGGAGGTAAAAATGGCAAAATGGATAGAGGATCCACAAGGTCGGTTAGAAGTTGAAAAGGTAACAGAAGAAATAAAATTACCAGTTTGGAAAGCAAACTATAAAGGCAAGTTCAGAGAATTTTGGAATGAATGTTGGGAAAAAATAGAAGATAGTTTTTTAAAATTAAAAAAGAGTAATGAAGGAAAAGAACCAGCTATTGAAGACAAGCAGACGGCTTTTAATAAAGCATTTGGGACAGTTGAAGATACTGTTTTAGAAGGTAATAAATTTACTCAAATGACTGGAAAAGATTACGGTGGAATTTTAAATATTGCTGGACAAAAAGAAGCAGGAAAAGCGTACTGGGATAATAACACAAAAAAGCTATATATTTGTAAAAATAATAATAGTGATATATCTCCAAATGTTAATAATTATATTCCATTTGACTCTAACTCACTTTTGGAGAGATTGGAAAATTTGTCAACTTTTAAAATTCAGGAACTATACTCAACACCTGCTGGTGTCAAATTTACTATATTTCAGTATGGTGACTTAATTCTTATAGCTGCATATACCAATTTAATAGAAACACTAAAATATGGAATTGAGTATAAATGTAATTTACCATTAAATTGTCACAATACAGCAACAGCTATAACTGGAAATAATGGAAGTAGTGGACAAT